GGCAGTTTGACGGCAACCGTGGTTGGTGGATTTTACAACGGAGAAACCATTGATTTCGGTCAATTTTATCTAAACACCAGCGGTTCTCTTACCGGTAGCGGTGGCAGTGGAAGTGTAATAAGCAATTTTGGCACTGCTTCTATCGGAGTTGTTAACGGTACCGTAGGTTGTTTCTTGTCATTTACGTCTTCAATGTATAACAACTCTGCCTCTAACGTGTCTTTCACTGGATCCGATTCTCCGTGGGGTGCCGCGAGATTGTTCAATTACAAAATCGAACGTATTCAAGGTATATGTGGATTTGAGTTAACAATACAGGGTACGATTTCTGGTTCAGTCGGACCATTCAATCCTGCCGTGTTTACACCATCAAACGTATCCGCAGAAGACGTTTGCGGATCTGCTTCGATGGTAGCAGGTAGAGACGAAGTTGTTTTGGCTGTACTAGCAAATACTGCATTGGACAGAGGTCAAAATCTATATGGCTTCAGCGGTTCATTGCTAACAACTTCTTCATATGGAGTTGGACTAACAAACTCTGCTTCTATCAACGGAAATTATCTATTGACCTTGAATGAAGCTCACGCTGACGCAAACAATAATATCTTGAGTAGTTCTTATGGATCTTATGAATTTTCTATCAACGAAGATTCTCCAAGATATATCACTAACGTGTTTGGTGCAGATGCAAAGGCTGGATACTATCCGGTAGCAACCGGTCAAAAGTTGGAAGCTGCGTATCTGTATAAGATATTCAAACATAGAATAAAAAATGTGTACGAAGAAATGATTGCCTCTGGTAGTTGGAAGATCAGCGTCACCACAAAAAATACTGCGATGGTATTTTCTGATGGTATAGAACCAGCCGATGGTACATCAACGTTTGACTTAACAAACGCATATACACCATTCATTCGTTCGCAAAAAACTGCATTGTTTACCAGTGCAGTAAGCGGATCAACATCATCGTCTGTTGCATATGACTTGTTCAAGGTGCATACATTGACCGATGGTACATCAGCCAACACTGCATACAAGATTGAAATCAGCAACGTAAAATCTGCTGGTTCAATACCTGGTTCTGCCTATGGTTCATTCACACTAGCAGTTCGTTCATATAGCGACACCGATGCAAAGCCTGTGTATCTAGAACGCTTTGACAATCTAAACTTGGATGTCAACAGTGCCAACTATGTTGCTCGCAGAATCGGTGATACATACAATTATATCGACTTCAATGGTAAGATTCTAGAATTCGGAGACTTCCCACAGAAGAGTAAGTATGTTCGTGTTGAAATGGCAACGTCTCCATGGCCAGTAGAAGCAATTCCATTCGGGTTCGGACCATATGCAACCCCAATCGGCGGCGACTTTGCTCGCTTGAATAAAGTACCAGCAATGGCATATACCAGTGCTTCTATATACAGTCTACAACCTGGTCGCTATGCTTCCGGTGTTGTATTCCAACCAGCACCTGCTCAAGCCGATGATGAATTGGCTGCTCTATATCCAAGCGGTTCAACTGTTGGTCCTGAACTAGACAACAAGCAATATTTTTCCGCAATTCCACAAGGATCTGACACCGGCGCGAATGTTGCATTTGACCTAGAAACAGTCTGCGGAGTTTCTCCACTGTTTGTTGCGGCTCAAGAAGTAACAAACTCAAAGAAACGTAAGTTTATCCTAGGATTCCAAGGTGGATTTGATGGTCAATCTCCATCAGTTCCGTTGCTGATTGGTAATGACATATTGCCAACAAATCAACAGGGACTTGATTGTTCCACAAACGTAAAACGCGGAACTTATGCATACAAGCAAGCGGTTGCTGCACTAAGTAACGCTGATGAGTTTGATTTCAACCTCATCACTACACCTGGTATCAATTATGACTATCACCCAGCAGTCGCTACAGCAGTAGTAGATATGTGCGAACGTCGTGGTGATGCGTTTTATATCATGGACATTGCTCCAAATCAAACAGCAGGTGCTTCGGCCATTCAAAACGTGGTTGATCTAGCCGGTCAGTTTGATACCAACTATGCTGCGACATATTATCCTTGGGTCAAGGTAACTGAAACCAATAGCAACAAGATCATGCCAGTTCCTCCGTCCGTCGTTATGATGAGCGTATATGCTGCCAATGACAAGGTATCTGCTGAATGGTTTGCCCCAGCCGGTCTAAACCGTGGTGGTATTCCAACTGCCGTGTCTGTTGCTGACAGATTGACACACACCGAACGTGATACTCTATACGAAGGTCACGTTAACCCAATCGCTGCATTCCCTGGTCAGGGCGTAGTTGCATGGGGTCAGAAGACACTACAACGTAATCCAAGTGCATTGGATCGCGTAAATGTTCGCCGCCTATTGATCGCACTAAAGAAGTTCATCGCTTCTTCAAGTCGCTTCTTGGTATTCGAACAGAACGTAGCAACAACTCGTCAACGTTTCTTGAACATCGTCAATCCATACTTGGAAAGCGTTCAGCAGCGTTCGGGTGTGTACGCATTCAAGGTTGTTATGGACGACAGCAACAATACACCTGATCTAGTTGATCGTGGTATATTGTATGGTCAGATCTATATTCAGCCAACACGTACCGCCGAAATGATTGTATTGGACTTCAATGTACTACCAACAGGTGCTGCATTTCCTGGAGCCTAATATATAAAAAGTTAAAATCAAAAGCCCACCGAAAGGTGGGCTTTTTTATTGCTATTTGATGAACATCTGCTATATTTATAAAATATGCCAGTTGTAAAAAGCAATATTTTTTATACATATAGCCTGTCGGACCCCGACACCAATATTCCATTTTATATTGGAAAAGGATATGGAGACAGACTGTATTATCACGAAAATGCAATAAAGTCTGGTAAGACATTTTATAATTTGCATTTAAAAAATAAAATACAAAAAATACTATTAAGTGATAAAAGTATTATTTATACAAAAATAGTAGAAAACGTCGATGAACAAGTTGCACTTGAAACAGAAAAAGAACAAATATTAAAAATTGGGAGAGCAGATTTAAATAATGGCCCACTTTGCAATTTAACCGATGGTGGGGAAGGAGTGTCCGGTATTATGTGTTCGGAAAAAACTCGCCGTAAGCGCAGTGAGTTGGTGCGTGGAGAGAAAAATCCGATGTTTAATCGTAGACATACACCGGAATCTGTGTCCATCATTTCTAAAAAGAAAAAAGACCGCGATACACATTATACATATAAACACGATGAATCGCATAAAGAAAACATGAAGATTTATAATCCCGGTGGAATAAAAACCTCAAAACCAATACATCAACTTGATGAAAACGGTATATTATTACATACGTGGCCCTCGGCACGCGCAGCAGCAAAAGCAGTGGGAGCAAGTCACGGAAATATATCGCTAAGTGCCACTAAAAAAACCAATTGGAAAGTTAAAGGATTTTATTGGAGATTGGCATAATTATGAAAACTATCTTACTTAAAAATTTATTAAAAGAAATATCAGAAAATGATACATCGTCTCCACTTAAATATCAAATGTATGTGGATATGGACGGAGTTCTTGTAAACCTTGATAAAGGATTCAAGTCAGTTTCTGGTGGATTATCTCCTCAAGAATATGAGGCAAAAAATGGTAAAAACACTTTTTGGAAAGTAGTAAATAAAAACCCTAATTTCTGGCTTGAGCTAGAACCATTACCGGACGCTAAAGTTCTTTGGGATTATATAAAAGATACATTTAAAGATCCTCCTGCGGTTATACTAAGTGCTGGACAAGGAAACAGAATAACAGAACAAAAAACTGCATGGATCAGAAAACACATTGATCCAAGCGTTCGTGTTATTATCGCAAGCAGTGGAATAAATAAACCACAATATATTATTAACCCAACAGCACCAAGCACTACTCATATACTACTTGACGATACAGACAAAAATATTACTGCTTGGGAAAATTCCGGTGAAGGTCGTATTGCTCTGCTGCACAAAAACGCCGCAGACAGCATCAAATTGATACAAAGTATCATATCCAAATGAGTGAAATCAAACTAAAGTCTTTGTTACTCAAAGAGTTTATTGAGGTTTCTGATATGCAGACTCTTGAGAAAGCATCAAAGGCTTTTGCTTTAACTTTATTAACAAACAAAATACTTACAAGTAGACACAAAGATCTTAGTGCGTCGGATCTTGACGCCAGTCAATACGTTGAAGATATAGCAGAAGTTGTTAGAAACGAAGTTATACATTGGATGAACACGGCAAACAGCAGAGGTGGACGATGAAATACCCATTATACAACGACAAACTTGCTCCTATATGGAACATCAATGAAGATGGCGCGAGACTTGATGATGAAGTAAGAAAATCACTTATCAAGATTGCGATGGACTTTGTGCAGGACTTAAAAAAGAACCAAGATATAAACATCAAAATAGAAGATATACTTCTTATTGGTTCTATCACAAACTACAACTGGACGCCATATTCAGATATTGATCTACATATATCAACTGATTTTTCCAAACTCGATATGACCAAAGAGCAAGCACAGGCTATGTTTGATGCGATTAAAGCCGGTTGGAATAACAAGCACGACATTGTGATGAAAAACTTTGATGTTGAGTTATATGTTGAAGATATAGGCGCAGAACAAGTGTCTGCGTCAAAGTACAGTGTTCTGAGAAACGAATGGATAAAAGAACCAAAGAAAGAAAGTCCAAACTTCAATAAGGCTCTTATAAAAAAGAAGTATAAAGAATATTCAAAGAAGATAGACGACTTGATGAACGCAGACAGCGAAAAGCCGCTAAAAGATTTACTTGAAAAAATATACAAGTTTCGTCAGGCAGGATTAGATAAAGGCGGCGAACTAAGCGAAGAAAATATCGTATTTAAGATACTAAGAGCAAAAGGTAAGTTGGATAAACTAAAAGACACTGTAGCAAGTATGTATGATGACAAGATGAGCGTGGATGAAATCGCCATGAACAATAGTTATTATGAGAAGGATGTTCAAGACGCGGCAGATGATATATATGCGATTGCAAAAGCGTTAAAAGTATATCCAGATATTGAACCATATATCAAAAAGATATCATTAAAATACAAGAAGTATTCGGACGATGTGCATATAGACATCGCAAGGGCATTTTCAAAGCTTAGAAAACAACAAATAAAAACATCTTGACATAATATATCGGCGTGATAATATGTCGGTATGCTAAAGAATATCAAGTTTGCCCGGTTTGGTGGGCTTAGTTCAGTCAATCAAAAGGGATATGATTCGAACTGTGATGGCTATCATTCTCCTCCCGCCAAGCGTGGCTTTTATGCGTTTCTTTGGCCGTATTATGAGTTCTTTCTTCTCAGCGGTGGATTATGGACAAACTATCCTTGGTCAATAGGCACCAAGTTCATTTACTTAAAAGACGCCAAGGGTAATATCATTGACGAAAATCATCCTGATCATGAATACTTTTCCAGCACAGGAAAGTATTGGAGCATTCCCACCAAAGAATGGTATTTTCATCATAAGAAACATCCTGAATATGAAGACCCCGAATATGATGCTAAGTTAGAGGCACATTGTATTGATTGGGAAACAAATCACGGAGATAAGCCCAAGTGGGTGTTGGTCCAAAAACCTTCGCCCAGAATCTTTGAGTACAAAGGAAATATCTGGCATCATTTGACCTGCTATCTCGGACCTTCTGGTACGTTGAAGCAGAAAGGCGGTTGGACTCTTTCGCCATTTGACGAATACGCAAAAGCATTACAGAAAAACATGCACGCTGGTCGCAGGACACAGTGCGAATACAGTTCCAAGAAAGGATTGCCGAAGTCTAACAAAAATCCTTATGTGGGAATATCCAAAGATCATTTAGAAGTTTTTATTGAGAAACTTTAGTTTGCCACACCCATTTACTGTGTCCGCAGTCCCATATTCTATCAAATCCATTCATCTTCATATTTTCCCACTCAGACAGCGATGAATCAAACGATAGTAACTTTTTATTCAATTTACCTTTCTGCCAGTTTATTCTGCTTTGTAAAGAACGATATCCGTCGATGGTATAATGATAATTTGGTGGAGTATTGTTTGCAAAATTAAATCCAAGTTTAAGATATGTTTCTCCGCTGAAATATCTGCGGTCACTATATGATACTATGCTTTTTGGATCGTATGTTCTCAGGAAATATGCAAAAAGTCTAGAACTGCCACCAATAACGGTTACGTCAATTTTATTACAAAATCTGCTCATTTCCCATTCTACAGTCTTGTCAAATCTGGATTTTACAAACGTCATCGCAGATACAAGTTCATCATTGTAATATAATCCAATTTTAACCGTAGCGTGATCTGTGCCTTGTAGGTGATTTTCATTCAAGAATTTTGTTTTTTCTGATGGATTTATTTCTCTTATCTCACACTTGCGAGCATATATTACTTTGTTTTTCTTGACTAAGATCGCGGCCAAAACAGATTTTGTTATATCTTTCTTATTCATCCACTCGTTCTCAAATATATGAATAAGGCGTATTCCTTTTGTAGACGCCAACTTAGTTTTATTCAAATGGTAATTTTTGTTTTTGCCACCTCCAACTTCAGCGTGCCAATATAACCCATCCGTTTCTATAGCAACATTCTTGTTGGGAAGATATATGTCCAGTTCCAACGGAGATAATATTGCTCTGTTATTTGTTACAATAGGTTCATTTGGTAAAATAGAACGTATGTATTCAACAACATCGTGTTGAAAATCTGACATACTCTTGTCACACTTAGAACACTTTACATCCTTACCATTACACAAGTCGTGAGTTTCTGTGTTATTACATCTCTTGCATTTGAATGGATATTTTTTGTTATACTTCTTTGTAACGCCGTTATAATCCTCAAACGTAAATTGCAAATCAAAGTTTTTAAATCTCTCGGATGAGATAAATTTTTCAAACATCAACTTTTTGTGCGAGTCTTTGTATTGCTTGCTCTTTGATGCGTGTTCTATTCCATACTTTGTAATGCAAGTTTTAATATACTTTTTTTTGTACTCTTCCGTCTTACGATAATTGTCTACTCCATACTTTTCAATCATCGTAGTTTTCATAGCATCTATGTTGTTGTAATTTTCATCTCCAAATCTTTCCAACTTTGATGTTTTTACTTTTTCAACAAAATCTTTCATTTGCGGAGCATATTCTACTCCGTATTTTTGAAGCATAGATGCTTTATAATTTTCCAAGGTTTCTTTGTTTGTTGCCATTGGATGTCCGCCATACTTTTCAATAAAAGTGGATTTTACACCATCTCTATTTTTCTGTTTTACCTCTGTATTATTTACAGAACAGACTCTAGAACAAAATCGTTGTGTATTTCTTTTTTGATATTTTACCTCGTAATTTTTGCCACAAGTATGACATTTTAAAGATACAAAATCTGGATTTTTCTTTGGTCTAGCCATATTTAGGTTCGTATGCTGATAAATAGTATATAACATATAAAAAACGTCAACATATATTAAAGATGCTTTTTATTTATATGCATAGACAATAACACTTAACCCAATAAAATACTATGGCACAACTACTAGAAGCAAATCAAATATTCTTTACAGCATTTGAACCAAAAGTTCAAAATCGCTTTATCATGAATATTGACGGTATTCCTGCATATCTAATCAAAGCGGCGGCTCGTCCAAGCATCAACAATAACTCTATCAAGCTTGATCATATCAATGTGTATCGCAAGCTAAAAGGTAAGAGTGAATGGCAAGATGTTTCTATTACTCTATATGATCCAATCGTACCATCAGCCGCACAAGCTTGCATGGAATGGGTACGTCTTGCACATGAATCAGTAACAGGTCGTAACGGATATGCTGATATGTACAAGAAAGATGTACAGATTCAGGTTCTTGGACCTGTTGGCGACATTGTTGAACAATGGGATATCAAAGGAGCTTTTCCTTCAACCGTAGACTTCAATGGTAGCGGTCTAGATTGGAGTTCTCAGGAAGCGTTGCTGGTAAACGTGACTTTAACATACGATTACTGCATCCTACAATTCTGATATATTTTATATCACGAAGAAACAAGACCCAGTAGAAATACTGGGTTTTTTGTTATAAGAAACACTGTAAAAACTAATAAGCTTGACAAGATTTTGTCTACCCCCTATAACCCCGGTATTACCTGAGTGCAGCACAACTTAACTGATTGTTTTTATACATTAGTTAATATTTATATATACTTTATAAAATAACAAATTTAAACTATGAAACGAAGCGAACTAAAAGCACTGATACGTGAAACAATTGAAGAAATCATGAAAGATGATTTTGCTCCACTTGGGGTTGCCGAAGAAAAATTAACCGAAAAGGCTCCTCCCGGTATGAAAGATGATGTAAAGAAAGCGGGAAACACTCCTGAAGCATATAAGGCGGCTTGGAAGAAGTTTTACAGCCAACATGGAGATAAGAATAAAGCCAGCAAACAAATAAAAGAAATGTGGCTTGCTACTGAAGGCGCGGGTAAGCATGATGAAACAGACATGAGTAACCCAGAAGAAAAACGTGAAGTTGAGTTGGCAAAAAAAGCAAGAGATGCAGCTGAAGAAATCTTAAAAATGCACGGAAAATAATGAATAAGTCTACACTCAAAGAAGTAATTCAAAATGTGGTTGCTCATAAACTGGCGGAAACCAACGGTGATGCGTCAAAGTATGGATATATTATTTCCGGAAAAGACACCAACGATCCACACCTTCAGTTAATAGGTTATGGTAATATGCCAAAAAGTTATTGGCAAAAAAAACTTGACGGATACGCCGACGAGTTGAAGAAGAGAATTAAAGCCGAAGACTGGAATGCGGCGGTATACTTTATGAAGCAAAGTAGTGTATTCAATCTCGCAGTCAATATGATGAACGAAATATACGAAAAAGATCTTAATGAACTTGATACCACACTCGATTCATCTGCTGCTGAAACTGGATTGACTGACGCGGATAAAAAAGAACTAGCGAATCTAAAAGCTCAGAGTGACAAACTAACTGCTAATATTAAAAAAATAGAAGGTGATGTAGCCAAGCTACAACAAACCATCCAGCCAAAAATGCAAAGAGCGGAGCGCATGAAAGCAAAGCTGCAAAAGCAGCAGTCTGATAATATTCGCAAGCAACAGGCAATACAAGACAGAGCTTGATGTATTATGGATAACATTGAGAAACAGCTTATTGAACTTGAAGAAAATCTTCACAAATGGTTCAAGGAAAAGTGGGTAAGATTTGGTCCAGACGGTAAGATACGCGGTCAATGCGCCAGAGAAAAATCAAGCGAAGGTAAACCAAAGTGTCGTCCACTAAAGTCTGCACAGGCAATGGGAAAGAAGGGTAGAGCAAAAGCGGCACGCAGAAAACGTCGAGAAGACCCAAATCCAGATAGAAGTGGTAAAGCAAAAAATGTAAAAACAGAATCCGACCAGATGGATGAATTAAAATGTTGGAAAGGGTATACCAGAGTACAGGGCGTACCTGCTGGTGCACCAGGAAGTTGTAAAAAGAAAACAGAGGAATCTATAACAGAATCTTCCAATTTCTCTATTGAACAACTGGCAACCATTAGCGATCAAGCACTGGATCAAGTATATGGATATGGTCGCAGCACGCCGGGTAATACTTTTGGTTGGCAGGCTAATATAATGTCTGCGACATATGCCAAAGAAGTAATTGATATGGGCGTTACTGATATTGAAAAAATTGCGAATGCTATTCACAAAGGATGGAATGTTACAGCAAAAAAGTTTGTTGAAAATCCGGATCAATTTGATGATACTGAAAAACTACGCCAGTCTGGTAAACTGGATAATAAGATACAACAAAGAAAAAAATTGATGAATATTGACTACAACCAACTAAGCGATGCCGAAAAAGAAAAGGATCGTGTTGTAGCTCGTGCTTTGTTGCAATCGTTGAAAAAAGAATTGAGCGAATCTATAACACCAGAAACCATACATAAACTTGCAGACGACTTAGGTATTGAGTGGGACAACGAGCCAAGCTTTCTTGAACTTACAAAAGAGTTGACGGGTAAAGAACACTTGGACGATTTAAATCAAGCAGAGTTGATGAAAGTTAAAAACCATTTAGAAAAACAAAATATAGCAGAAACAGAGGAATTTACTATGGATAATGTAAATGAAAATCATATGTGCCCTATTTGTGGTGGAGAACTTGTGTCAGAACTATTGATGAACGAAAAGAAAGATGCTTGTTATTATAAAGTTAAATCGCGCTATAAAGTGTGGCCAAGTGCATATGCTTCTGGTGCATTGGTAAAATGCCGTAAAAAAGGAGCAAAGAACTGGGGCAACAAATCAGAAGGCGTTGAAGAACTTGATGAAAAATGGAGTGAAAAATATAAGCGTAGCATTGATTGTAGTCATCCAAAAGGATTCAGTCAAAAAGCACATTGCCAAGGCAGAAAAAAGAACGAGGAAACCCTTATGAAAGAAGAACAACTGAAGAATATAATCAGAGAAATGGTAGAAGAGATGTATAACGAACAGAACCAGATGCAGGATGAGTGCTGGGAATGTTATGAAGCTGCCATGGAAGAAGGCACTAATGAAGCGTATGAAGAATGCTATCGTAAGACCAACTGGGAAATGGTGCCAGAAGGCGAAGAACATACTTGCGAAGATGATGAGTTTTATGAGATTTATGGAGATATTAATGCCGATGCTAAAGAAAACTTGGCAGAAGCAGAATATCGTGGTCGTAAAGTAAAACTTGGAAAGCCGATGAGGGGCGATGTAAAAAAGTTCAAAGTTTTTGTTAGGAATCCTAAAACTGGGAAAGTAAAAAAGGTAAACTTCGGCGATCCAAATATGAGAATCAAAAAATCAAATCCAAAGAGAAGGAAAAGTTTTAGAGCACGCCACAAATGTGCTACAGCAAAAGATAGAACATCCGCGAGATACTGGAGTTGCAGAGCTTGGTAAAACTTTAAACATATAAATCTATGAAAAAATCAGAACTCAAAGCACTACTAAAAGTTATCACCGAAGAAGTAATTGCTGCAAAGCAAGAACAACTTAACGAAACCAAAGGATTGTCTGGTATGAAGAAAGCACCAGAATCAACCGAACACACAGAGAATGTTGCTGATTCAAAAGACCTGACTGGTCCAGCACCAAAAGAAAAAGAAGAAGGTAAGAAACTTCCTGTGGTAAAAAAACCAGCCAACCCACAAAAAGTTGGCAGTATCAAGGAAGAGATCCTACAAATGATTCGTGAAGAGATTGACGAAATGGCTCGTGTCAAAGGCGCTGTAGGAAGCAAGTTTAAGGTCAAGGACGCAAACTCTCCAACAGGTTGGGTTGTTAAAGGACACAATACCATTCCAGACGGCACTCCTACGGAAGCACCAAAAGGTCCATATATCAAAAAAGGAAAATATGCCGATACAACTGGATTGCCAACATCCCAGTCAAGTTCAACGAAAAAACCAGTATCTACCCGTGAAACTGAATTGGCCGTCGCAGACATCCTGAAATATAATCCAAATGCAACCGACGAAGAAATCGCCGCCGAATTAACAACTCGAAGTGAAAACGGTGAGCCACTGAATCTTACACCATCAATTGTCGCAAACGCAATACACATGGTAAAAGACGCCGAGGAATCACCAGAAAGCAGTACTTCAGAACCAGTTGCCACAGATCTTACTGCAAAAGAAAAAACGGATAAACAAAGAAAAATGGCAAACCTTCGTGCATACTTAATGCGTAAGCGAGGTATAAAGCCAACAGAATAATATAAAAACAAAAGGCGTATTTTTATACGCCTTTTTTATGTTTAATATATACAAAAACTTTTTGTAGTTCATATATATGTTAAACAGAAATGTTATAAATAATATGCCAGAACAAACTATACCAGTATCAAAACAGCCTGCTACAGCAGCACCTTCTCCAGTAACAGCGCAGCCAGTAGCCACAACTGCTCCTGCTTTTGATTTCCCAACAGAATATATCGATTTACCATCGCAGGGTCATTTTTATCCATTGTCTTCTCCGCTATCTTCTGGTCGTATACAACTAAAATATATGACTGCCAAGGAAGAAGATATTCTTACCAGTCAAAACCTTATCAAGAAGGGCGTGGTTCTGGACGAGTTGTTAAGAGCATTAATTGTTTCACCTGGTGTTAAATTGGAAGATATTTTTGTTTTGGATAAGAACGCCATATTTGTTGCAGCCCGTCGCCTTGCGTATGGTGACAAATATCCTGTAAAGATTACATGCCCAAAATGCGAAGCAGAAAACAATATAGACGTTGACCTTTCTACTTTAGCCCCGAAGGAATTTGATTTTAGCAAATACAAAAAGGGAGAGAACTCGTTTGAGTTCGAATTACCAGTTACAAAGAAGACAGTCACATACAAGATTCTTACTCATAAGGATGAAAACGATATAGATGCGGAACTAAAGGGTTTGGCAAAAGTATCCAAGGGTACATCGCCGGAAATGACAACGCGGTTAAAATATATGATTGTTTCTGTAAACGGAGACGAAGATCGTGGGGTTGTCAAAAAGTTTGTGGATAATCTACCAGCCAGAGATAGTATTGTTTTGAGAAAATATATACGAGAAAATACACCAGAACTTGATATGAATTTCAGCTTCAAATGCTCCGAGTGTGGGCACGAGGAAAGGATGGCTATGCCACTGGGTGTAGACTTCTTTTGGCCTTCCTCCTGAGTATAAGGTAGGATTACACGAAGAGATTTTTAATCTTTGCTATTATAGCAACGGAGGGTTCAACCACTCTGAAGTATATAATATGCCCGTGTATTTGCGTAGGTTTTATGTCAAAAAACTAGTTGATACAAAGAAACAAGAAGCAGACCAGCAAGAGAGTGCAGCAAAGGGATCCAAAACTAGCGGTCCCAAGGTAGATAGACCTGCTATAAGAAGGTAAAAACAGATGTTATTATATATTTATATAAGATAACCTATTATATAAATGGCCGACGACCTAACAGAAAAACAATTGCGGGAAATTGAAAAAGCTGGAGAGGATCTTACTAGATCTTTAAATAAAGCTCGTATGGAAATACGAAAGGCCAGAGAAGAGACGAATGGTTGGTTTGACGCCACAAAGGCAGTACAAAGTGCCACGGAAGCACTAAATAAGGCAACAGAAAAACAGACGGCTATAAATAATCTAATAACAAAAAATAAAAGTTCGGTTTTAGAATTTGAAAAACAAAATTTTGATTTATCAAATAAAGCCGGTAGACTTCTCGCTAAAGATGCAGAATTTCAAGAAAGAATTGCAGCGGAACACGCTATAATTAATAGTTCAGTTAGCTCAGTTAGTGCAGAAATGAAAAATCAAGCAAGATTGAGAGCAGAAGATCTTGCCGAAAGAAGAATTGCCATAGTTGAAGAAATAAACGGAATCAATTCGCGAGTAGCTGGAAATTTTGAAATTATAGATGCATTAAACGCGCAAACTCAAAATCTGGTTGCTCAGTCAATAGTACAAACAAAACTAGTAAAGCAAGAAAAAGATAGAAGAACCCAAGCACAATTGTTGAAAGGAGTATATGATAATTTATTTGGTCCATTGCTCAACGACGCTAAAGAATTTAAAAACTTAGCATCACTTGGAAACGCCCTATCAAAAGGAGGGGCGGCGGGCTATCTTGCAATAATCAAAGCTTCATTGGACAGGTGGCAAGAATTAGATAAAGCAGCCGCAGATTTCAGAGAAAAGACTGGATTTATAGTCACACAAACCAGACAACTAGACAAAGCCGCTCGCGAAGTTAGCGTTCAATTTGCTTCTATCGGCGTAAATATTGGAGCAGTATACGCAACCGCGCAAGCACTTGTAGATCAATTTCAAGTTATTGGACTAGTAACAAAAGAAATGATTTCCGATACTGCTCAAATGGCCGCTAATATTGGTATAGCCATTACTGACGCTGCAAAATTTAGAGGGTTGTTTACTTCTATTTCTCAATCTGCTGGTATGACCGCAACGCAGAGTATGCAAGCAGCATCTGCGTTGGCTGAAATGGGAGGAGTTGCACCATCCGCCGTGATAAAAGATATGGCAGAGGCGTCTAGTGAAACACTTTCATTTTTGGCAAAAAGTCCTATGGCATTGATTAAAGCCACAGTAGAAGCACGCCGGTTGGGTACAACCGTAAACTCTCTATCAAAATCCGCCAGAGGCTTCTTGAACTATCAAGATTCTATAACAAGTGAACTTGAAGCGTCCGCACTGATTGGAAAATCTCTCAACTTCCAAGAAGCAAGAGCGGCTGCATATGCTGGCGATGTTGTAAAATCGCGAGAACTTGCTCTGAAACAACTTGAAAAGGCTGGAGACTTTACAAAGTTGAATGTATATCAACAAGAAGCACTTGCAAAAGCGGCTGGTATGACGGTGGATGAAGTTATCAAGCAACAAAACCAGCAAAAGATGCTTGCCGAATTTAGAGCAAAAGCGACAGGTAAAGACAAGGAAATGCTCGACAAGTATGAAGCAATGCAAAAAAAGATTGCCGAAAACGAAAAAGCGGCAAAAGAAGATCTTGTCGCCAGAGGTAGAGAAATGATGCAACAACAACTGCGTCAGGCCGAAATGAATAAACTTACAAACGCACTCAATGCTATATGGACAGATATAACAGATGCATTATTACCAATCGCTAACACTATCATGCCCGTTATATTGGTCGCTGCTAGAGCACTTGGTATGGTATTTAAGGTGATTAGCGCAGTTGTTAGAGGATTTTTAAGCGCATTCGATGGATTCGGTAAAATCATGCGATCCAGCGAAGAAGGCGGGCTTAAACTTGAAGAAGTTATGGCATCAATCGGAGCAGTGCTGACAGAAAAGGTAATTCCAATTGTTGAAAAACTTGGAGAAGTTTTTGGATTTGTTCTTAATGCGATTTCAATGGGCCTTTTAGGTATAACACGCAAGTTTTCAGAAGCTTTCAAACCGTTTAAAATAATAGGTACATATTTTATAAATATATCTGACAAATTATCAATATTTTCCCGTGGATTGACTGGTGCATTTAAATCACTGACTCCAATTTTAAACAGTGTGGCGGGCATATTTAAATTTATTGGAAATTTTGTAAAAAATGTTCTTGGTCCAATTGGTTTGGTTATATCCGCAATACAAATTTTGTGGGAATGGGTATCTAGTATTTTTGAAATATTTAAGCGGGACGATATGAACATTTTTGAAAAAGTCATTGCAAGTTTGGCCGCGTTACCCGTTGCAATATGGAACGTGATGATTCAACCAATAATAGACGGAGTCGCTTGGGTCTTAAATAAAATATGGCCGGGTCTTGGTGACGGCATGCTTGAAGGAATAAAAAAGATAGGAAGCGTATTATACGAATATACAATTCAACCGTTCGTTGATGCATATTATACCATAAAAAATATATTAACCGGTGACGAGGGAATTGGGACTAAAATATTAAAATCTATAAAATTTGCCGGTGAAAAAATGGGAGAATTACTAGCATGGCCGTTCAGAAAAATGAAAGAACTTGTAACGAAGTTTTTTAGTAAAGGTGGAGATATTATCAACTCCATACTAAACGGAATACAAATGGCAGGAAAATTTGTATTGAATATATTGATGTGGCCATTCAAAAAAATATCTGAATTTGTATATGGTATATTTACTCCTTCCGGTGGAGGTAGTATTATAAGTGCAATAATGAACGGAATTAGCGCGGCTGGTTCTTTTATATTGGACATACTTCTGTTTCCATTTAAATTTGTGGTTGGTATGGTTTCAGACTTGTTTAGTGGAAACGGTGAACTTGGAACAAAAATAATTGAAGGTATCAAATCGGTTGCATCTTTTATTTTTGATATATTGTCGTTTCCATTCAAAACTGTGATAAACTTTGTTTCTGGTCTATTCGGGGGAAGTGGCGATTTGGGAACAAAGATAATAGATGGTATAAAAAGCATAGGCAGTTTTATCTTCGATATATTAACACTACCATTCAAAACCGTTGTTAATTTTGTTTCCGCATTATTTTCAAATGCTGGAGAATTCGCGACAAACATCATATCGGGAATAAAAAGCATCGCGGGAACGTTGTTTGATATATTTACAGTTCCGTTCAGAGAAGTCGTAAATTTTGTTTCCGGTTTGTTTGGTGGTAGCGGAGAACTTGGTACAAAAATAATGGAAGGAATAAAAACGACTGTAGAAGGAATATTTGACGTTTTTGTCAAAGCGTTTTCTTCTTTAATAGACGTAATAACATGGCCTTTCAAACAAGCGTTTGAGTTAATAAGCAAAATACCATTTATAAGCAAATTGTTTGGTGGAGGAAATGCTGACGCGACTGCGAATGTTTCCGGAGACGCAAAGGCAAAGGCAGAAAGTTCCACCACTGCTCCAATGGAAGTTAAAGGATTGACCGAATTAAAGGATGCAATAGTTAAACTGACAGACGCAATAACCAGAATTGGAGAAAACAGAAGTACAGCAACTACCACTGCCACGGATGCTGCATCCGGTGGAGTATGTTGCGACGCAGTTGTTGGTAAACTCGATCAATTGATAACGCTAATGGCCGAAGGAAATATTGGAGTAAATATAGATGGTGTAAAAGCGTCTAAATTGCTAGCAAGGGCATCTGTTTGATATTTATATAACATATGGCAGACAATACATTTTTAGCACCATTATCTCCAATACAAAGAAGTACTCCTTCGGAGCGTGTGGCTTCGTTTCAAAAGAATGAAAGAAGTATTTATAACAAGTTTAGTCCATACGACCAAGCGGGCGGCGGTATAGGACCGGATCAACCATTTGTATATACAAAATTAACAGACTCCAACTTTCAAAAGAGTTTAACGAAGTATGATTCGCGGGCAGTGCCAATAGGTTCGGTTGCAAGAGACTTGATCCGAATGGGAAAGTTTACTGTTACTGGTACTGGGATACTATTTCTTGGAAAACAATTACTGTTGCAAGGTTCTGCACCATTTGATGAAACTCGCACATACAACGCAGGCAGTGTACTTGGTGCAACCAGATACCCGTTATTTGGAAACAGACCAGTGCGACATATAGAATCGAGTGGAGGTTTATTAAACTTTTTTGCAAGTTCGCTGTTGAGCACGATTGGATTTT